GACCCGAGTATCAGTTGGGCTAAACTAGTTATCTCAGCGCTAACGGCGAAGATGGGTATCTTGTACGTCTTGGCTAGTGTAACTTTAGCACCTGCTAACTTATCTCTATACATACCATATTGTCTCGCTCTTAAGCTATCCGTCTGATCACAACTACCCCCTGGGTAGATATAGTGAATCTATTGATAACTGCACGAGCCAACACTGCATGTGTAGCTGCTTTTTCTATTATCCTGGCATAAGCTTCCAGCTGTAATTTTTTAACCACTTTCCTTGTGTATGCAAGTACCCCTGGGGCTATTTGCTTTCCGTATTCCTTAAGCATAATCTCTTGTTCCTTGGTCAGTTCATCCATTTCTTTTTGGTCTATATCAGACTTAATATTAGGCCGTATTCTTACTAACCTAATGTCATATTCTAAATTTGGTTTTTCAAAATCTTCAGATATACCCCCTTTGCTCAAATGGCTATTTAAAACATTCTCTAATTCCTGTATAGTGAGGCGCCACTTTGTAGCTGTATATTGTAGTTGTAATTTAAAGATGTCGTTCACAATTTCTTTATTAGCTTGCCTTTCAATTAACTCTTTTTTCCTAGTTTGCATTGCATTTAGTATTTCATATAAATTATTAGGTAATACTGCTTCTGTAGGTCCATGGACAAACGTAGAAACAGCTCTTGTTAAATATTGCGCCCCAGTGCCTGTCCTGTGATCTACTCGTAAGAATTCCGCTATACTGCCTAAAAAACACTTACTCTTTTGGAAACGTATGTTATAGGTACTCGCATTAGTTGATAACCTTTGTACTTCTCCCAAAGTAGTTACTGCAGCTAGAATATCATCTCCATTATGTGTGGAGACTAGTATATGTCCCTGCATACAAGCTTGCGTATATGTATAATTAAGTACTGTGTTCATGAATGTCGTTAATCGCCACCCAGATAACAGAGTACCTTTACATTTATATTTTAATTGATTATCTACTCCGAGTATCTCCACATCATTTAGAGCTACACGTAACCAGTTAATCGCTTTGATTTGTTCACTATCCAATCTTGAAGCAAATACTTCTTGGTATGTTGCTAACACTATGTCCATAGCTTCGTTAGAATGTTGTGAATTAAAGTCCTCAAAGTCGAAACAAAATGGTATGCCATTCTTTAGTACTTCAGCAACAGTCTTGCTTACATTTGTGTCACTCGCACTAGACCCAATAGGGAAAAGTTGTTCTAAGACTTTTTCGCATCCTGCCATCCCGAATGAGCTCATAGTAAAATTAGTCATATCTACTCCGTATATTGCACGTTCTTTACCCCACTCATATTTTTTTGAAGGCCAAGCGACCATTTGTGGTTTACGGTTATAAAAATACTCAAAACCCAATTGAGGTAAGGCATTAAAGCAAAAGAACTTATTCCTGAGACCAATATCTTCTGGGACTACGGCTAAGTCCTCTTTGTACTGTGAGTGGTAAGCACCTGTAGGCGCCCA